AAGGCCAAAAACAGAGCTAAGTGAAGCGCAAATAAAAGAGATTGAAACGCTTGCGGCAGTGTTAAACCAAGATCAGATAGCTGACTACCTCTCAATTCCTTCGCGCACATTAAGGGCAATCATCAGTAGAGACGAGACTGTTTCTGCCGCCTATAAAAAAGGAAGGGCAAGAGCTATCGGCAAAGTGAGCCAGAGCCTGCTCAGAAGCGCCACAGAGGGCAATACAACGGCACAAATCTTTTACCTGAAAACTCAGGCTGGCTGGAAAGAAACGCCAACTGAGGCGCAAGACTTGCCGCCTGTAGTGATACAGCTGACACGCGATGAAACTGACAAAGCCTCAGACTAAAATATTTGAGGACATGACGCGGTTCCGTGTTGTGGTTGCTGGGCGTCGTTTTGGTAAAACCTTCTTAAGCACGGCAGAGCTACTCAACAGGGCGCTTTCGGCTCATAGGCAAAATGTATGGTATGTCGCCCCGACTTACAAAGCGGCAAAAGAAATCGCTTGGGACATGCTCGCGCAACAAATACCAGCAGACTACATAGCGAGTAAAAACGAAAGTAGTTTGACGATCACATTGCTAAACGACTCAACAATTTCATTGAAAGGAGCTGAGAAGCCTGACAACTTGCGCGGTCGTTCATTAGACTTCGTGGTACTCGATGAGTTCGCTGACATGAGGCCGCAAGCGTGGTACGAGGTGTTGAGGCCAAGCCTCAGTGATCGCGAGGGCGCTTGTTTGTTCATAGGCACACCCAAAGGGAGGAATCACTTCTATGACTTGTGGGCGAAAGGAGTAGACAAAGATGACGGATGGCAGTCTTACCAGTACACGACCATTGAGGGCGGTAATGTGCCGCCAGATGAGATTGCGAGCGCCAAAGCAGACCTCGACGACAGAACGTTTCAGCAGGAATACCAAGCTCAGTTCGTCAACTACAGCGGAATCATCTACTACGCGTTCAAACGTGAACAGTCAGTAGTCAGGCACGACGGCGACCGGTCTGTTATACACGTCGGGATGGACTTTAACCTCGATCCGATGTCTGCCGTCCTGATGACCCGTAAGGGCGACACACTGCACGTATTTGATGAGATTGTAATGTTCGGCAGTAACACCGATGAAATGGTCGCAGAGATTCGCACACGCTACGGAAATGGTACAATAGTCATATACCCTGACCCTGCCTCGCGTCAACGCAAAACGAGTGCAGGGGGTAGAACGGATCTTTCCATTCTGCAAAACGCGGGATTTGAGGTGCGAGTAAGGTCATCTCACGCGGCGGTAAGAGATAGGATAAACAGCGTAAACTCGCGTCTATTGTCTAAGGATGGGCATAGGCGCTTGTTTGTAGACCCTAAGTGCAAGAAGGTAATCGAATCATTGGAACGCCATACCTACAAGGAAGGCACCAGCCAGCCAGAGAAGGACGGCTTCGATCACATGAATGACGCACTGGGCTACGCCGTTGAATATCTATTCCCAATACGCAAGGCCAACAAGCCGCAAGCCCCGCAGAGGTGGACGTAAATGTATTACGAAGATATCGAGTACCAGCATCCCGATTACGAAAACAATCTAGACCGCTGGGAGTTCTATGTCCGGTCATACATGGGTGGACAGGATTACCGTGATGGTTCCTACCTGACCAGCTACCTCAACGAAGATAAGACCGCATACTCGCGGCGCTTGGCTCTGACCCCTTTGGATAACCACTGCCGCAATGTGGTCCACGTCTATTCGTCGTTCTTATGGCGTCAACCGCCGACTCGTAACTTCCAGCAGATGGAAGGCAGTGCAGACCTAGAGGCGTTTATTAAGGACGCTAACCTCGACGGCCAGAACTTTAACAGCTTCATGCGTGAGGCTCAGATATGGTCAAGCGTGTACGGTCACGTCTGGATTATGATGGACAAGCCTCTATCGACGGCAAGCACTAGAGCCGAAGAGCTAGATCAAGAGATACGGCCATATGTTACTTTGGTTACGCCTGAGAATGTCTACGACTGGAAGTATGAGCGAATGCCTAGCGGTCGCCATGAGCTGACCTACATGAAGGTGCGCGAGTCGGTAAACCGGATTGACGGCACAACGACGGAGACGTTTTTTCGTATCTGGACTAAAGAGCAGATCCAGCTTGTCCGCTACTTGGGTGATGAAGCTCAGATCGTCGAGACTATCGACAACCCCATCGGCAAGATACCGGCGGTCAACATACCGGCCAACCGTTCAATCGTTCGTGGCATTGGTATCAGCGACATCTCTGACATCAGCTATATGCAACAGGCGATCTACCAAGAGCTATCGGAAATCGAACAGCTTATCCGCATCTCTAACCACCCGACGCTCGTTAAGACCTTCGACACTGATGCGACTGCTGGTGCCGGTGCAGTCATCAATATCAGCGATGACATTGACGCAGGATTGAAGCCGTACCAGATGCAACCCTCTGGAGCTAACCTAGACGCCATCAGAGCCTCTATAGAGGACAAGATCGACTCGATCAATAGGATGGCCCACATGGGCGCAGTACGCGGCACAGAGGCAATGACGCAGTCAGGCGTTGCTATGCAGACAGAGTTCCAAATGTTGAACGCGAAGCTAGCAGAGAAAGCCGACATCCTTGAGTTAGCCGAAGAGCAGTTGTGGGAGTTGTGGTGTAGATGGCAGGGTCACAACCTGCACGAAGTAGAGGTCAGCTATCCTGACAGCTTTGACATTCGTGACTATGAGTCAGAGCTTATCTACCTGCAAAAAGCCAAGGTGTCTGGTGTGCCTTCAGAGACATTTAACAAAGCGGTAGACAAGCAAATTGCTGATTTGATCTTAGATGATGAGCTATTGGCACAAGCACATGATGAAATTGATGGTGCGACCACAGTGTTAGGGCAGTTTGCCACAGCACCTGTAACTGATGGACAGTGAAGAGCTAACCAAAGCACTAGCAGGGGCGACCTCTAACCACGAGCGTCGCCTTTTACGTGCTATAGAGCAGTTGCGGCTTGGGCTTACTGACTTGATGGCTGGCCTACCATTGAGTGACGGTCAACTTTTTGACCTTGATGCGGCCTTAGCACTGCGGACACAGATCGACGGGCTTGTCCGTGACGAATACCTGACTGTCATTGATGACATCATCCGTGAGTACCCTGATGCGGTAGCGTTGACTGGGGAGTTCATGGAGCAGTTCGCGGCGTTCAGAGTGCCGCAGAGTGTTATCGGTCAGTTACAGCAGTTTAGCTTTACCGGCCATGAGCAGTTGGCAGATGAGTTTGTCGAGGCGTTATATCAGCAGGTGTACAACAACACCCTGTCGGGTACGCCCTTTTCAGCCAGCTTGAGTGAGCTTAACGGGTTGCTAGACGCTGACTTGCAACGATACTCTAAGACAATGCTACACGATGCCTTGTTCGAGTTTAGCTCTAGCCTACAGCAGGCGGCGGCGGCAGAGGCAGGCATTACCAAATTTAGGTACGAAGGCGATACAATAGAAAGCACACGTCCATTCTGTCGTGGTCATGTCGGCAAGGAATACACGACCGACGAGATATACGAGATATGGGGCGAAAGCTGGGCCGGTAAGAAGTCAGGCGATCCGTTCCGTGTAAGAGGTGGATACAACTGTAGGCACTGGTGGGTGCCAGTACCAGAATAGGAGACACACGATGCCATACCACAAGAAAGACAAGAAGAAGAAAAAGAAACGCGGTAAGTGATATAATTTAACCCACTCGAAAGAGGATTCGTAACATGAGCGATGAAATCATGGCAGACGCGGTAACTGAAGCCGCAGTGGAAACACCAGAAGTTCAGGATGTAAAGACGTTCACGCAAGAAGAGTTGGACCGGATAGTGGCCGATCGTGTTGCTCGCACTAAGCGACAGTACGATAAGAAGCTAGATGGTATCGACCTCGATGAAGCTAAGTCACTTCTACAACGTCAGCAAGAAGCTGAAATTGAGAAGCAGAAAGAGCGCGGAGAGTTCGAGTCGATTCTAAGGCAGACCGTCGAAAAGAAGGATCAGGAAATATCGACTTACAAGCAACGCCTCGAAAGCCAATTGGTTGATGGGGCATTACTGTCAGCGGCAAGCCGAAACAATGCAGTATCGGCAGAGCAAGTCAGTCAGTTGTTACGTGGTTCGGTTCGGCTGTCTGAAGACGGCACCGCAGAAGTTTACGATGCGAACGGAACGCCACGCTATAACGACCAGGGCGAGCTATTGTCCGTTGACCAGTTAGTCGGTGACTTCCTGACCTCAAACCCGCACTTCGTGAAAGCGTCATCAGGTGGCGCAGGATCGCAGACAGCGGTTGGTGGTTCTACGTCGAAACCTATGTCGGCGGTCGAAATGGAAGCTAACTGGAATAGCGGTGGCAAAGAAGCCTACCGCGCAATGATGTTAGCTAATAAATAAACCGCTAATCACAGGAGATTTTTATCATGGCGGCTACTACTTCAACTACTCTTGACGACCTGTTTGCAAACATCATTATGCAGGCTCGTTTCACTGCCGAAGAGCAATCGCTCATGGCTGGCCTTATCACTCGTTATGACATCGGCAATGTTGCTGGTAAGACGATCCAAGTACCTAAGTACCCAGCGGTTGCGGCGGCTGATCTGACTGAAGGCACTGACATGTCTTCTACTACAGTATCAACCTCTAGCGTCACTGTTACTGTCGGCGAAGTTGGTGCGCAGGTTGTACTGACTGACCTTGCGGCAATGGGCGCGGGCAACCCTGCTCAAGAGCTTGGCACTGTATTGGGTAACTCTATCGCTACTAAGATGGACCAAGACATCATTGCTTTGTTTGATGGATTCTCGGCTTCTATCGGTGCGGCGGCTCAAGAGATTACTGCGGCTGACTTGTTCAAAGCGGCGGCTACTCTCCGAGCGGCGAAGGTAACTGGACCGATCACTGCTGTGATTCACCCATTCCACGCTTACCAGCTGTCAGCCAACCTGACCAACACGTTTGCTAACCCCAACGGTGGCGACCTGCAAAACGAAGCCATGCGCAACGGCTTTGTAGGTTCTATCGCAGGTATCGACGTGTATCAGTCAGCTAACATCACGGTTGATGGAAACGACGATGCTAA